CCTTGTGCTTGACCCTGTCCTTGTGCTTGACCCTGTCCTTGTGCTTGACCCTGTCCTTGTGCTTGACCCTGTCCTTGTGCTTGACCCTGTCCTTGTGCTTGACCCTGTCCTTGTGCTTGAGGTTCTTCAAATTCACCTTCTTGAGCTTGAGCTTGACCTTGTGCTTGACCTTGTCCTTGTGCTTGACCTTGTGGCTGTGCTTGACCTTGTCCTTGTGCTTGACCTTGTCCTTGTGCTTGACCTTGTCCTTGTGCTTGACCTTGTGGTTGTGCTTGACTTTGTGGCTGTGCTTGACCTTGTGGCTGTGCTTGCATTTGAGCCTCACCTTCTACTTCAACTTGCGGTTGAGATTGAGATGATTGTCCCTGAGCTTGACCACCCATAAGAGCATTACCTGGAAGCTTTTCAACGTCCAAATTATTCATATTAATATATTTAACAATTTCCTCGGCGATATCAACATCCCCAAAAAATTGGCGTAAATTCTTACCTGTTGTATCTTTTACTTTTTTAACATAAGCATTGATTAATGACTGAGGAATGTCAATCATTGTCTTAACTTTATAGATATCGTTTACTTGTAAAACAGATTCTTTTATAATCTCTTCTCTGTTTTTTCTAATACGATAACTTTCAAATGTTCTAATGTGCTTCATTTTTTAGCTATATTTTTTATAAATTATATATTAAGTAAAAAAAATCATTTTTTTCACTTATTTTAGAATAGATAATAATATCAATCCTATTATTCCAGCAACGCCTATACCATAACCAACATTCTTTTTCACCTTTAATCTTGTTATCTCACCTTCCAAAGTCGTGACTTTAGTATTTAATTCAATTTTCTGATTCTCACACTCGACAGAGAGCCTATTTGCATTGTCTAATCTTTGTTGTAAATTTGAAATAAGTAAATCTTTATCAACTAATTGTTCTTTTAACAACTTTACATCTAATTCAAGAAAAGAAATTGTCTTTTTTTGCTCATCTATAACTTTTATATAAGAATTACTAAGATTATCACAATCCACTATTGCCTTTTCTAAAAGTGATAATATTTCCATATTGTTGTCTAATTTTTGAGCCTGTTCTATAGTCATCACTACAACTTTATTACCACTCGAATCAACTTCAATTTTAGGGTAGGTTTGTGAAAAACAAAGTAAGCTAGTAAATAAAACTAATATAGTAAGAACGTGTTTCATATATTCAATTATTTTTTAATTTGTCTTTTAAAGAATTTATTAAGTCATCACCTTCTCTTTTTAAAGGATTATCTTTAAGTTTCTGTATTCTTTTTTTTGACTCTTCAAGTATTTTTTTATTATCAGATAATTGATTGTTTGCAATTATCAAATTATTTTTTGCCACTCTTAAATCTTTTTCAATATTTTTTATTTTTTCATCCCTATTAGAGATTATTTTCTGTATAGAAATATAATCTTTTTCCAATTTTTTATTTACTATTTTCAAAGAGTCTCTAATCTTTTCTATTTCTTGAATCTTTCTATCAGATTCTTTAATTTTCTTCTTATAATCACTACCTTGCATATACCACATTGTAGCAAAAATGATAGAACTAACAAGTAATGCTAAAGTTATTATTGAATTAACATTTAACTTCATAAACTTTAATTTTTTTGATTATATATAATTATAGTTACCTTCAATTTTGATTTAAAAAACAAAATTTGTATTTTTGTATCAAATTATTTTAATAAATAAGAAATGTCTAAAACTTTATACTCATTCGATTTTGACGATACTCTTTGTCATACTATGTTACCAGAAAATGGTGAAAAAATCTGGTTTGAAAAAACTGGAACAAAGTGGCCTTATAGAGGATGGTGGTCAAAACCAGAAACAGTAGACCCTGAAATATTTTTTACTCCAAAGAATGAATGGGTTTATTTAGAGTATTTAAAAGCCAAAAGAGATGAAGACTCTACAATTATTATGGCAACTGGTAGATTACAAATAGTTCCTAATATGAGAGAAAATATCATAAAAATCTTAAACCAACATAATTTATCTTTTGATGAAGTTTGGATTATAAATTCCACAGACGAACAACAAAGTGGAAATGGAAAAGATGGAATTTATTTAAATTGGGGCGGTGATACATTTATGTTTAAAACTACACTTTTTGAAAAACTAATATCTATTACTCAATGCGAACACTTTGTAATGTATGACGATAGACAAGAACACTTAGGTAGATTTGAAGAGTGGGCATCAACTCAAAATTGTAAAGTAACAATAGTAGACGTTGTAAATAAAAAATCAACAATTATAAACGAAAATATATAAGATGAATATGGCAACAATTACAAAAAAGAAAACATCAACAAAAGTTGAAGAATTATTATCTAAACCATATCTTTTGGTTTTACACAATGATGATTATAACACATTCGACCACGTAATAAATTGTCTGATGAAACACTGCGGTCATGAATTTGAACAAGCGAATCAGTGCGCACATATAGTTCATTTTAATGGTAAATGTGACGTCAAATATGGAGATTATGACACGATTTCAACTATGAAAGATAAATTGAAAAATGCGGGTCTTTCGGTAACAATGGAGGCTAATTCATAATTATTTTAATCCAAACCAATTTCCATTATTTCCAACACTTCCTTTAGAACGATTTAAAAATTGTCTTCTAACCTTAAGAACTTGACCATAGTCAACACCCTCGACATAGTCAACGTTCTTTAAACAATCATTAATATAGTTAGTCATTGATTTATCCATGTGCCTTGACATCCAGTCCTCACACATTTCCTTGAACTCATTTTTACCAAAAAAAGATGTTGTGTTTACAATAGTCATAACTGTGTCATCATGACCGACATCGGCTGCATATTTTATATTACCAGCGTTTGTAGTATGTTTAACAAAAGTAGTAATTTCTCTAATTGTATCTTCATTATTAATATAGAAAGATTTCGATGTCATCAAGTCTTGGTAATCTTTTACTAATAAATTTTTATTTTCTCCAACCTTTAATCCTATTTTTTCTTCGTTAGAGTCTGCTCTGTGTTTATATCTTACAAATACAGATGAGCCATAATTATTATTACCATCAAAAACTTGTGGCATCTCGGCTAATAATGTATTACCATAATTATTTAATTCTAATACAACTTTACAATTTTCCGGATTCAAATATTCAAAAACTAGAAGGTATAATAACTCGGCTAATTGTTTTACAGAAACTAAATTACTTCTATATATTCCAACTTGTTCTAATCTAAAAAAATCAACTAAGGATTTATAAGAATTTTTTTGAGATTCTATTGTGTCTTTGGTTTTACTATTTAATTTAAAAATATTAATAACTGAATAATCTTGTCCCAGACCCTCTGAGATATCGACCGAGATTACAAATCTATACTCCTTTCTTCTTAGTGGAATATAAACGTCATCGTCGTCTATCCAGATTAAATCTTTATAACTAAATTTTATCTTTCTTTCAAACTCAGACAATTCTTCCCATTCATAATTTCTTTTATTATTAGTAAGATCATTAATTATAGCCTCATTTAATAATGATTTAGAAGCATTAATAAATCTAAGTCCATATTCCTGGTTAAAAGCATCCTCTCCACCAATATCCTTTATCGCCTCTTCTTTCCATGTAGTTATCTCAGCTAATGATAATAGAGGTATTTCATAATCTTTATCATTTTTCAACGTAAAAGTCTTAATTTCTTGATCTGAACAAGCATCATTATTATAAATGGATATAACATCTTTTTGTAAGTCAGTATTCCAATACATCTCTACTTTGGTGAGATGACCCCATTTAGATTTAATAATATCAAAAACATCTTCTTTTTTCAAACCATTATCAAATAACTGATGATTATTTAATCTTACATAAGTTACAAATCTACCCGGCACTTGATACCAGTATACCCTCATTGGTTTATAGTTGTTTTTTAATGGATCACCCTGAGGTCTCTCAGCATCTGTAAGTAATTTATGAAACAAATTCATACCATTTGGAGTTGATGTAATTATAATTTTAGAATTTTGAACAGCGGCTGTTGTAGGAAATGCAGCGGTGTAATATGGCTCTATTATATTAGATGGTATATGGGCAAACTCATCTAAGTAAAGCACATCTATTGTAAAACCAATAGCAGGTGTTTTAGTTCTAGCAGATGTTTTGATTCGACAACCATTCTCAAATGTCAGCGATTTTTGATTCCAAGTTTTTATACCTGGTTTTAAAAAAAATGGTAGTAGTGAATAAATTGACTTTATCTTATCAACAATTTCAACAGCAGTATCACCTTTATTAGCAACTATCATTATGTTTTTATCGTTATCAAATAAAATTTTATGCAACATGAAAATTGCAGAAGATATTGTTTTACCAACCTGCCTTGATGCCATTAATATATTAAATCTATTATTAATAAAATTATCAAGTATCTCTTTTTGATAATCTCTTAAAAGTATATTACCTATACTACCATCTTCTCTTTTTACTTTACAATATTTCTCAACAAAATAATGCACATCTAATGCACATCTAACATATTCCTGTTGCTCATCTGGTGTCATTCTGAAAGTCACACCTGATCTTCTTAATCCAACTTCACTTTTCAACCAAGGATTTTGATATCGCTTTACAACAATACCATCATTTATTTTATCTGTTGCCTCATCTACTAATTTAGTAGTAAATATCATTTGTTTTTCTTGAGCTTCATTAAAAGCCATACAGAGAAGTTATTTTTTATATATATTGCAAAAACCGAATCTCTATGTCTAAATCAGAAAATGAAAGAAATAGAATTAAAGACGAATTTGACCAAATTCAATCAGAAGGTGGTGATTTTGATATATCAAAGCATTTAGCATCACCGGATGATTTACCGGATCTAGGCGAAATTGAAATATATGACTACGATTCGGACTTAACAGCCTCTTCACATCAGTCAATGGATGTATTAGAATCTCTTGTAGATTTGTATCTCAGTGATGTACCTCAACTAAAAGAACATCCTTACATAAAAAATAAAATGAAAGAAGACGCAACAGTCTACGCTGAGGCTATTTTTTTATCTAAAATGACGAGAAAAAACTTTTTAAATCAACTAAGACAAGTTGATAATGGTGATAATTCAGCCAGAATGCATGAAGTTGTCAATCAAACCATAGGACAAATTAGAGAAAATTCTAAATTTTTATCAGGACAAAGAACCGAATTAGAAAAATTCTATAAAACATTAAGAAAGGATTTAGGATTAAATGACATAGAAAATCCAGAAGTAATAAAATCACAAAATATTACCGAGGAGAACAACCCAGAAAACCAAAATGGTGAGATTTTTGACAACAGAAAGTTAAACGATTTAATAAAATCAGCAATGATAGCAAAAGATCAAGATAACAAAAAGAAAGACTAATACCTGTATTTAAAACTCTCAAACGTTTTTACTATGTTTGAAAATTTTATTGGGACTTTTGTTTCTTGAATAGGATTTGCGAGATTGTGTGTGACTTGTTTTACAAAAATAAAATGTTCCTGTGATTTCAAATCACTTTTTATGACTGAAACTAAATCTTTATCTGTGTTTGAAATTAAAAAATCAAACATTTGAGCAGAATTTTTAGCCAATTCTATAACCTTGACCTCATCATCATAAAAATAAACATTTTGATATTTTTTTATGTCTTCTTCTATAAATTTATTATCATCTGTTTTTTTTCCTATCAAATGTTGTATCAATAATCTAACTTTTTTATGAGTGATATAATCAGTGTCTCTATTATAAAAAGTCTCTGATAGATAATAGAATTTTTCTATTTTTAGACCAAGTTCAGATAATTTTACATTCAATTTTTTTATTATAGGTAAATAGTTATTTTCTGAATTCTTTGAACATATCACATAAATATCATCGTTTGTATTCTTTAGATGTTGAAAATTATGTAATAATATAGAATGTTCTAAGTTATCAATTATTTCAGAATTCATGAACTCCTGCATTGAAAATGCCAAACTTGTAATATCAACTCTATGGTTCTTACACTTTATTTTAATATCATTATATAAATTTTCAGGTAACCAATAGTCTATAT